TCCAGGTACGACTGATAGGTCGTCAGGCTGGTGATGACCGTCGCCGAGGACGGGTCCAAACTGGAAGCCCTCCGGAACAAGTCGAGGTCGGTCACCACCGGGTAGAGCTGCCGGCGGACGAGGGCGGCGTCGTTGATCGGGTTGATGACCTGCCCGCCCACGGTCGCGGTCCACTTGATCAGCCAGCCCTGGCCCAGGTCCAGGTTCGCCGTCGTCGCCGCGGGGATGGTGTAGCTGGCCACGCTGGCCGACACGGTCGCGGACTGGGCGTCGACGACCGCGGTCTTGTTCGCGTCGTACACCGACACGGTCACCGCTGACGGGGTCACCAGGGCCCCGTCGCGGTAGACGCGCAGCTCGATGGTCTCGGCGACGTTTCGGACGATGAAACGAGGCCCAGGGAATCGAGCGGTATAGACGGCGTCCTGCACAGGCTACGCGCCCGCGATCGGCAGCTGGTTGTAGATGACGGTGATGCGGATCGTTCCGGCGTTGAGCGTGCTGCTGCTGCCGTCGCCGAAGTTGGCGCCCGTCGCGGCGAAGGTGCCGATGATGTCGGTGCCCGCGTTCATGACCCGCTTGTTGGAGAGCGCGGTCTTCTGCGTGTAGCGGGTCGCCGCGGTGGCGGTCCCGTCGAACATGGACAGCGTCTCGAAGAACGCAGTCGTGGTCCCGCTGATGCCGACCTTCAGCGTCACGTTGGTGATGCCCGAGGCGGCGTTGTAGGGGGCGATGACGTCGACAAAGCAGTCCTGCACCACCGCGCCCGCAGGCAAGTTGAACAGGGTCTGCGTCGAGGCGGTCGAGGCTTCCTTCAGGACGCTGAACGGGACGACGGCGTCGGCGCGGAGCAGGTTGCGCCCGATCTGGGACTTAGCCATTGTTGGTCTCCTTCGCCGACTGGCGGCGGTCAATGTTGAGGGCAGTCTGGCGGGCCTTCTCCCGCGCCTTCTCGGGGCTCATCCCCTCGCGGCGCAGGCGGCCCTCGAAGCGTTCCATCTTCCGCCGGATGTCCTCGCGCTCGCCGCTCATTTGGAGCTCCTGCGGCGGGACGTGGCGGGCTTCAGCGCGGCCTCGGCGGCCTTCTCGAAGGTGTCGATCTTGGCCTGGATGGCCTTCAGGGAGGACGCGGCGTAGGGGTTGACGTCAGCCCTGCCGGCGTAGCGGTCGCGCTGCTTGTGCAGCTTCTCCCGCATGGCCTCCAGGCCGGCGGCGTCGATGGGGGGGAGCAGGCCCCGCTCCACCAGGGACCAGCGCCAGGCGGCCCAGCCCTCCTCGTCAATGGTGCGGGTCCAGACGTCGCCGCCGCCGCTCCAGCTGACCCAGGCGTGCTCGTGGTGCGTGCCACGTCGCCCAGGGTAGGACCGGACGTAGCCGGCCCCATTGTCGGGCGTGTCCGCTGGCATGGCCGCCGAGGTCGGAACGATGACCCAGCCCTTGCGCTGATGAGTAGCCAGGGCGAAGGTGGCGTCCCCGTCCTTGTAGACGTTGTTCACGCCGGGCTTGTGGGGGAACTCGGCCAACATCGGGACGAAGCGCCCGTTGACGAGCTCATAGCCGCGGTTGACGTGCCAACAGAGCGTGAACATCGGGCGGGTGAGGCCCTTGACGACGATTGAGTGCGACGCCTGCCCGGTCGACTGTTGGACCGGGATGCTGGGGCGAAGGGTGACGGCCATGTGCTCTCCTTGCAAAAAGTGAGAGGGCGAACTGCTGGACCGGAGAGCACCAATCGCAACAATTCGCCCCCTCGGGGGGGGATTGTCTACGAATCCGTCTCAATCAGCACGCCCATCGCATTCTGCAAAATGGCGCACCCGAAATACCCTGAGCCGGTGAGGGTGGACACGCTGCCGTTGCTGCGGTCAACGTCGACGACGACGGGGCCCGAGGCGGTAACCTGGGAGCCGAGCAGGGGGCTCGGGTTCATGCGGCCCTCGGCGTAGCCAACTGCGCCTCTGACGTAGAGCGCCCCCTGGCGGCCCGTCGAGGTGGCGCATTGGTCGCTCTTGAAAATGTCCGTGCCAGCGAAAGATCCTACGAACCCTTGGCCCTTCGCTTCGAGCATGGCCTGGGTCGCGGGAACGAACTGAAGCGCGCCGCCCTCCTGCCGGATGCTGTTCTGAAGGTCGGCGACCTGGACAGGGGCCAGGACGGCCATCGGGCGACCGTTGACGTTCGCCTGCTCCAGCTGAAAGATAGCGTCGAAGTAGTCATCAACAGACAGATCGACTGTGGCGGACCCCGCGGTCTGGGTAAAGCTGCTGAACAGAGCGCAGATCGCGGTCGTGACCGCCTTGTCGTAGGCCCCGGCAAAGTCAGCCGCCAGCATCTCGATGCTGGGACCGGCGCCGCTGTTGGTCATCGCGGCCAGGTCGGTGATGCCACGCTGGAGGGCGTAGCGGGCGACGGTGATGGACGGGCTCTCGTAGGTGAGCGCAGTCGCGGACGGCGCCGCGGCCTCACCGGTGGACGCCATCGCGTCGTAGCCGTCGAGGCCGAGCAGGGGGACGCGAATGGTCTCCGAGCCGCTGCCGGCGATGTTGCCGTAGTCGACGATGGACTCGTGGCCGCGGAGGCTGGCGCGGTCGGCGAGCAGCAGGCTCACCTCCAAAGACAGGACCGCTGCGAGACGGACGTTTCCGTCCATTGCACTAAAGAGATAGGGGGACGCGAGAGTCGCCATGAGGAATCAGCTCCAAAGCATGAGGTGAGGCGTTCTGATGCTTAGAGCCTTTGCGCGTTTATCGGAGCGACCCGTGGCTCTGTTTCGCAGAAGCCTACTCAGCTACGGCGAGCCCGTCAAGACTTGCCGAGCATCTTCAAGACCGCCTCGCGGTGCTGCCGGTACATCTCCAGGTCCATGTTCGCCACGTTGAGCGACCCGTTGGCCTCGGGCTGGCGCAGGGCGCCGGCGTTGCTGTTGGGCATGGGCGGGGCCGCGGGCTGGGGCGCTCGAAGGTGCGGACGCAGGGCCACCGGGGCGGCGTCGGGGTCACCGCGCCAGGCGGCGACGGCATCACCGAAGGCCGGACGGCCCTCAGCCGGCAGCTTGTCGTAGCACCAGCGAACCAAGTCGCGGAGCTCGGCGTCCCCGATTCCATGCTGGGCCAAGACCTCGACGGTCTGGCGCTCCACGCGCTCCGCCTGGAGCTGCTCGCTAAGCGCCTCGACCTGACCGAGCACGGGGACGACCTGCTCCAGCTGGGACCGGAGCTCGGCGATCTGCGCCTCCGCGTCCTGCTTCGCTCGACTGAGCTCCAGGAAGCGGTCGTAAGGCACGCGCGGGATCTCTTCCGTCGCGGCCTGGGCCTGGGCGGGGGGCGTGCTGGTCGGGGTCGTGTCGTCGGTGCTCATGGTGCTCTCCTTAGTAGCTGGGCAGGGCGTCCGCGGTACGCTGGACCCAGCGCTGGACCGCGGGGCCCCCTCGTCGATGGTGCTCGGACTCGGGCCGGCGTCGGAACCAGGCCGCCAGGGTCCGCACGCGGGACCGGCTGATCTCGTCGCCGAGCTCCGCACGCAGGGACGGCGGGACCTGGACGCGTCCCCCGCCCTCGCGGCGCTCGATGGCCCGGCCCTGAGCCTCGGCGCGGCGGCGGGCCGTCCGCTTCGAGGTCACCGACCCGCGGAGGTAGTAGTAGCGGGTCTGATCGCCCCACTGGTAGTAAGGCCCCGTCGCGTCGATGCCCGCGCGGACAGGCATCAGTAGCCGCCACTCTCGGCGACGTCCTCGGCCAGCTGCTGGTCGAGCAGGCGCAGGCCATGATCGAGGCTGGCCCCCATCAGGCGCAGGCGGGCGGCGTGGGCGTCGTCGATGCGGTCGACCAGGTCGAAGAGCTCCTCCCGAGCGGCCCGAATCTCATCGATGGCGTCCGCGCGTCCCTCGATGGCGTCGAGGGCTCGCCCGGCCTGCACGCGGCTGATGCCGGGGTTCAGTCGCGCATACGCGCCGACCCGGCTGATCAGCCCCTTGTCCAGCAGCTCGAAGACGTCCTCCCGACGGCTGCGGATCTCCTCGGGGGACAGCGGGACCTCCTTGTAGATGACGCGGTAGCCGCTCTCAGGCAGGTCGAGACCCAGGGCCCGGTTGAGCATGGCCGCGGTCTTCCCCATCAGCTCTTCGTCACCGACGCGGAAGGAGGACCGATAGGCCCGCTGCGCCGCCCGCTTGCCCTCGTTGGTCAGGCTGATGGCCACGCCCGAGCGGGCGGTCCCGCCGAGTCGCTGGATGTCCGAGGCGGGGACGCCCGACTCCTGAGCCAGCCGGGCGACGATGTTGGACAGCGTCTCCTCCAGCTTCTCGACGTCGGCCCCGGCGTCCCACTGGCCCACCATCGGCTGCCCGGCGTCTTCGAGCTCCCGAGCCTGCCGCAGGATGAGCAGGGTCGCCGGGTCGGTCACGATCTCGCGCCGGGTCTGACCGGGCTGGCCGGTCACGTCGAGCGAGGCGGGCTCCAGGTTGGCCACCCACCGCTGAGGCCAGCTGGCCTGGCGGAAGGTGTGCATCAGCATCTGGTGGAGGACCGCGGCGTCCAGGCTTCCCTCGGCGAGCTCCGAGAGCCTGTACGGGTCGAAGAGGCGGTCCCCGACGCGCTCCGCGTGGTACAGCACGTAAGGCAAGAACGGCGAGCCGTCGGCGTAGCGGTACGGGTAGCCCTCGCCCTCGAAGGTCTGCCCGAGATACTGGACGGTCAGGTCCTCGCCGAGGCCATCGCCGTCCGCCCGATGGATGCGGTAGTAGGGCTCGCCGACGATGGACAGGCACTCGACGGTCCAGATCTCCTCGCCGGTGTGAGGGTCGAGCCGCAGCCGGTACTCGCGGATCATGACCGGCTTCGAGGGGTTCGCCGGCAGGGCCTGGGCCAGCACCAGGTCGACGTAGACGGGCCGATAGTTCAGCGTCGGCGCGACGTCGACGCGGACGAAACACTCGCGCTGCCCGAGGACGTACTGCTGGACCCGCGCCATCATCGGCCAGAGGCCCGCCTCCTCAGCGACCAGCGCGACCGCAGCCTCCGGGGCGTCGTCGTGCAGGACCTCGGGGCTGTGCGCGTAGAGGACCGAGAGCTCTCGGATAATGCTGGCGAAGGGGTTGAGCGCCAGCGAGATCGGCCCCCAGGCGGACGCCCTGACCGACCCGAGCTGATTCGCCAGCCGCTCCCGCAGGTCCTCGCGCCAGGTCCCGTCGAGCTGCCGACGGCGTCGGGCGCTCTCCTCCCACCGCTTCACCTCGTAGGGGTCGGAGGGCATCGGGGGGCTGGGGTTGGTCGGGTTGCGCGGGAACATCGGCAGGACCTTCAGTAGAGGTGCAGGCGCTGAGGCTTGTAGGCGTCGCGGCTGGTGCGGAAGACGTAACGCTGCAAAGCATAACGCAGGGCGTCGATGGGGTCCTTGAAGTCGGAGTCGCTGTAGTCCCATCGGTCGAGGGACTCCAAGAGGCGAGCGCAGCGGGGGTGGACGAAGAAGTGACCAGGACGCACCATCGCCTGATGCAGATACCGGCAGCCGGCATTCACGCTGCCGCGGCCTCGTCCCTTGCCCCGCTTGACCGTGCGAATCATCGGCGACAGCGAGCGGTGCGGGACGCTGACCAGCCGGGCGATCTCGCGGACCAGGTCGATGTTCGACTTCCGGTCCACCGCGCCGCGCAGGTAGAGGCGGTCGCCGTAGGCGTAGTCGAGCTGCTTCCACTGGATGCTGTTGCGGGCCAGCATCGCCAGGATGCCGCGGGCGTCGTCGCTTACGCTGCCGTTCTCGGCGCCGACGTACTCGTCCAGGACCCAGATGCGGTCGTGGCCCTGCTCGCCGCCCTCGTCGACCAGCACCAGCAAGGCCACCTCCTTCCCGACCTTCGAGCCGTGATCAATGCCCAGGCAGACCTTCCACGTCCCGCCGTAGGGCGCGTCCCCGCGGA